TTCTTGATAATTATCTATTTTCTCACTTGATGCTGATAATTTACTTGTTTCTAAATTAGCAGGACCTTTAACAGAATTACTATCAGGAATTTCAGATTTTGTCTCTTTTTTTTTTTTAAGTTTTTTATCAAAACTATCTAAATTGTAAGCTTCTTGTAAAGTTGAATAGTACATAATATTTTAGATATTCTCTATTATACAAATAGGAAAGAAAAAACACAAAAAAAAAATTTATATAATATTAATGTAAAGAAGAACAATGAATGAATTAGACTTTCCAGATATTGTAAATAATATTATTAAAGGTTTTTTTATGGGATTTTTAATAGCATATTTAGTTATATATGGATTGAGACCATCAGCACAATATCCAGATAATATATTGGATATATTAGATAATCCTTGGATTTTTATAATATTGATATTATTAAATATATATCTATTACAATGGGATTTGACATTAGGATTATTATTATTATTGTCTATAATATCATTAATATTAGATATAATAATATTTACTGACGGTGAATTATTTAATAATAATATATATACCGAAACTTTAGAAAAATTTAAAGATAATGATAGCAAAGATAGCAAAGATAGCAAAGATAGCAAAGATAGCAAAGATAGCAAAGATAGCAAAGATGGCAAAGATAGCAAAGATAGCGAAGATAGCGAAGATAGCAAAGATAGCAAAGATAGCAAAGATAGCAAAGATAGCGAAGATGATAAAGATGATGATAAAGATAGCGAATATGATAAAGATGATGATAAAGAAAAAAAATATAAAGTAAAGGTTATAAATATGATAAATAAACTAAAAGAATTTTTAAAATTTATGAGAAGTAATAATAATATTTAATAATATTTAATAATATTTATAGTCTTTTAATAGAATTATAATGTTTTTAACTGGTATTAATAACATCGAACCATTATCAATATTTTTTTTAATATTAGTCCAATTTGGAGGAAGATACTTAAAAATTGAATTGACACCAGCACAACAAAAATTAATAAATAATTCAATATTTCAAAGTGTATTATTATTTTCACTTATTTATATGGCGACTAAAGATTTAACAAAAAGTATAATTATAATCATTGTATTATATATATTTATTAACATTTTATTTAATGAAAATAATAAATATAATGTTCTTTCTAAAAAATGGTTAATTGAAGAAAAAATATTAAAAGAAAAAAATTTTAAATCTTTAAAAGAAATTTATAAAAATAATATTCAAAAAATTATATAAGGATTAGATTATATTATATTATAAGCTGCTATAGCTCAGTCGGTTAGAGCACTCGGCTGTTAACCGAGCGGTCGCAGGTTCGAGCCCTGCTAGCAGCGTACCATTATTTTTATAATAATCATAAAAAAAATGATTTAGTTGAATATATATTGTTATTATATTATTAGAAATAAATGAATATTGTTACATATAATTATAATAATAATTTTAATAATGAATATATTGAAGATTTGTTAATAAATAAAGAAAAATTAATAATAGATGATAAAAAATTTTACTTTAAATTATCAGTTCCTTTAATTGATTATAATAATGAAAAAAAAATAATTGGTTCTAATACAAAATATGAAATAGGATTGGATTATTCTAATTTATTAACAGAGAAGATAGAAAATATATACATATATGATATTATTTTTTATTTAGAGAAAGAAAAATATATAATAGTTGATGATATTGATAAATTTAGTTTCATTAATAAAAATAATAAAATATTAAAGATTTTTATTGATATTATAGATAAATGTGAAAGAGATTATAGAAGACATAATGATATTTTATATATAATTAAAAAACATGTAACGTGGGTAGATTATTTTAATGGATATAAATTAATTGAATATGTTGATAAATTATTATATTATGCTATGACATACAATAATTTAATTAATGATATGATAATGATTGTGTCTCGAATAATAATTATAATCGATTATGACAAAGAAAATAACAAAAATAATGATTATGAATTATTCAAAAATCGTATTAAAGTATTTCAAAATAATATAACAGTATTAAAAGATGATTTAGAACAAACGAGACATGGAACAATGCAGAGAATCGCATATTTAGATTCGGGAACATCTAGAATATTAACAATAGTCGCTTCGATATTTTTACCAACAACTTTTTTAATTTCTTTATTATCAATGCCTTTTAAAGGTATCCCTTTTAAAAATAATAAATATGGGTATTTTATAGTATTATTTTTAATTACAATAATTTTTATAATACTTATATATTTATTTTATCAAGATTTTGCTAATTTATTTATAAAGCAATAAAAATTAAAAATTGATTATTATTTAAAAAATAGTTTAAACATAACACGAGTTATTTTAACTACTAATATTAAGAGATATGTCAATTTATCCAGAATTATCCTACAATGATCAAAAAGTTGAAATTCAAGAAGTTAGAGGAATTCAATTTAGTGTTTTAAGTCCTGAAGAAATTATTAAACGTTCAGTTGTAGAAATTAATAAAACGGATACATATGCGGGTAGCGAACCTATAGTAAGTGGTTTATTTGATTCGCGTATGGGAGTATTGGAGCATAATCGTATTTGTTGTACGTGTGAGCAAAAAAATATATTTTGCCCCGGTCATTTTGGACATATTGTTCTAGCTAAACCTGTATTTCATGCTATGTTTTTCGATATAGTAAAGAAAATACTTAATTGCGTTTGCTATAAATGTTCTAAATGTTTAATTTCACCTGACACACAACATAAGGATTTCAAAAATGATATGGCTAAAATTTTAATGATTAAAAATAACCAAAAACGCTGGGAAGCATATTATAAATTATGTAATACTACAACAAAACTTAAAGCTTGTGGCGATGACGATGTTGTAGGATGTGGAGCCGTTCAACCTACAAAATATCAAAAAGAAAACGCTATGAAAATTATTGCCGAATGGAAAGACAAAAAAAAAGAAGAAAAAATATCACAAGAATTTACAGCCGAAGATATTCTTAAAATTTTTAAAAGAATTACTGAGCGCGAAATGGAAATGATGGGATTTAATCCAAAATGGAATCGTCCTGAATGGATGATATGTACCGTTTTACCAGTACCTCCACCCGCCGTAAGACCAAGTATTATTGAAGAAAATGGGCAACGACGCGAAGATGATTTAACACATAAATTAAGTGATATTATTAAAACAAATAATAGTATTATTGATAAAATTAATAAAGGAGCTTCTGAAGATACTATTAAATATATTACAATGCTTCTTCAGTATCATGTATTTACATTTATTAATAATCAAATTCCGGGTCTTGCTCCATCACAACAGAGAAACGGTAGAAAATTAAAATCTGTATCAGACCGAATGAAAAAGAAAGAAGGGCGTATTCGTGGTAATTTAAATGGAAAACGTGTAGACCAATCGGCAAGGTCTGTTATTACTCCGGATCCTTATATTAGCATTGATGAACTTGGTGTTCCAATTAAAGTAGCCATTAATATAACATTTCCCGAGACTGTTAATCAGTATAATATTGATAAAATGAGAGAGTTAATTTTAAATGGTTCAGATAATTGGCCGGGAGCAAAATATATTAAAAAAAATAATACAACTATTAATTTAAAATATTCAAAGGATTTGGAGCAAAATGCTAGAGAATTGAAATACGGAGATGTTGTTCATAGACATTTAACAAATGGTGATTTTGTGTTATTTAATCGCCAGCCTTCATTACATAAAATGTCTATGATGTGTCATAAGGTTGTTATTATGCCTTATCAAACGTTTCGTTTAAATGTTCTTGATACACCACCATATAATGCTGATTTTGACGGTGATGAAATGAATTTACATTGTCCCCAAAGTGTTCAAACAATGAATGAATTGATGGATATTGCAGCTGTTCCGTATATGATTTTAGCACCAAGAGATGGAAAACCAATTATTGAAGTTGTTCAAGATACATTATTAGGTTCTTATAGATTGACGAAAGATATTACAACTATACATGATAAAACATTGGCAAATATGCAGATGGTTAATAGTTATTTTGGAGGTAAAATAATTGATAAACCTGATAAAAATTATATGTATTCGGGAAAATATACATATTCGCAAATTTTGCCACCAGGATTATTTATTAATAGAAAAAATAAGAAAAATGAAAAATTTGAAATTGATAACAGTGAATTAAAAAAGGGTAATTTAGATAAAACTGTATTTCATGGCATAACAACCGGTTTAATTCCAGTAATTTATCACGATTATGGCCCATTTGAAGTTAGAAAATTTTTAGATAATACTCAACGATTAATATGTAGGTGGTTATTAACAGCCGGTTTTAGCGTAGGTATTAGTGATTTAGTAACAGATAAACAAACAGATGAAAATCTTAAAAATAAAATTAAAGAAATGAAAACAAAGGCTTACAATAAATTAGATGAAATTCGCAGAGGTACCATTGATAATAACAGTATATTTAATAATGAAGAATATATTGAACGTGAAATTATTGGTATTTTAAATGAAACAACAAGTGAAGTTGGTAAAATTGGGTTATCACAGATTGATGAAAATACAAACAGAATGATTAATATGGTTAAATCTGGTTCAAAAGGGAAAGAAACAAACGTCGCCCAAATGATAGCATGTGTTGGGCAGCAAAATGTAGATGGCAAACGTATCACATATGGTTTTACTGATAGAACTTTACCCCATTTTACTAAATATGATGATGGTCCTGAAGCTAGAGGATTTGTTAAAAATAGTTTTATATCTGGATTATCACCTCAAGAAGTATTCTTTCACGCAATGGGTGGCAGAGAAGGACTTATTGATACAGCAGTTAAAACTTCAGAAACAGGTTATATTCAGCGCAGGCTTGTTAAAGCAATGGAAGATTCTAAAGTTCATTATGATAATACAGTAAGAACAGCGATTGGTTCAATTATCCAATATATTTATGGAGAGGATGGAATGGATGGATGTAAAATTGAAATTCAAAATATAAATAGTATTGATAAAAATTTTATTGAATTAGAACACGAATATCACCTTACAAGATTAGATAATTCGGAAATACATTTGACAACAGAAGCTTTCAATTCTATTGATAATGAAACTTATAAAAAGTGTTCTAAACATTTTAATGAAATGATTGATGATAAAGAATTTTTAATAAAATATGTATTTAATTATGAAAAAAAGAAAGTTATTAATTATCCTATTCCATTTGAAAGAATTTTAAATAATGCTAAACAGAGACTTAACAGCATTGGTATTGAAGCATTTAAAACAGATTTAACACCTGATTATATTCTTAATTCTATTGAAAAGATTAAGACTGAACTTTATATTAAAAATAAAGAACAAGGTACTAAATTCTTTCACATATTATTAAGACTTCATTTAAATCCCAAAAAACTTATATTTCATTATCATTTTACTAAAGAAATATTTGATTGGATTGTACTTCAAATATACGAATATTATAAACAAGCAATCGCCCAACCGGGAGAAATGGTAGGAATTGTTGCTGCCCAAACTATAGGTGAGTTAGGTACTCAAATGACATTAGATTCATTTCATGTATCTGGAACGGCAGCTGCAGTAAAAGCTACATCGGGCGTTCCGCGTTTAAAAGAAATTTTATCTGCTACTAAGAAAACAAAAACACCTACATTAATTATTTATATGAAGCAAGATGTAGCAAGTATAATTAATCCTGAAATGAATGAAGAAGGGGAAATAACAGATAATCGCCTAGATATTACTAAAAATCACGCAATGAATATTAAAAATTCTATTGAAATTACTAAATTATCAGATATACTTGAATATAGTGAAATTTATTGGGATAATGGTGAATATTATAGCACAAATATAGAAAATGATCAAGGAATGATGAAAATTTATAAAGAATTTGAAGAATTAGAAAATAATATTTGTAAAGAAAAAAGTTCTTCCCCATGGGTTTTAAGATTAGTATTTAATAAAACTAAAATGAACTTATTTGGTCTCAAAATGATAGATATTTATACAAAAATAAATCTCACATATGATAAATATATTGATTGTGTTTATAGCGATGATAATGCTGAAGAATGTATATTTAGAATTAAATTAACAGACACGGCATTAAAAGATATTGATGAAAAAGACGAAATAGCAACTATTAAAGCAATAGAGCATAATATTGTTTATCAAATTATTTTAAAAGGATACAAAGGTATTAAAAAAGTATCATTAAATAAAAAAAAATATACGAAATATAATCAAGATAATAATAAATTTGACAACATTGTAGAATGGGTTCTTGATACAGATGGAACTAATTTAATTGATATATTAGCAAATCAAAATGTAGATTCAACAAGAACAATTTCAAATGATATACGCGAAATTTATGATACACTTGGAATTGAGGCAGCACGCAATGCTCTATACAAAGAATTGGTTGCTGTAACAAGTGAAGGGTCTATGAATTATAGACATATGTCATTATTAATAGATACTATGACATATAAAGGGCAATTAATGTCTATTGATAGACATGGTATTAATAGAGGTGATATTGGACCATTGGCAAAATCATCATTTGAAGAAACAACAGATATGTTAATCAATGCAAGTATATTCGCAGAATATGATAAAGTAAATGGTGTTTCGGCAAATGTAATGCTTGGGCAACAACCTCCTTGTGGCACAGGTGATTGTAAAATATTAATAGATGAACAACATATGCACGAATTATTAAAAGACTTTGATGATATACATGATAATAATATCAATGAATTAGAAAAAATAGAAGAAGAAGATGAAGATGAATTTGATAATTTTAACACTTGTATAGAAAAAGGTTTAAATATTAATTTTAGAAAAGAGAATAATAATAATAATAATTGCTATAAATTACCAGAACAGAAAATTAAAATTATATAAAAATAACTAAGAATTTGAATTATTATCATTATCATCTATGCTATGATAATTGCTTTGTGAAGATGTTTTAGATGTATTATTTAATATTTTATTTTTAATTTCATCAGGGCTATCTTGTAATTCATAATAATAATAATCTTTAAAGTCTACATTTTTAATGATAGAATATGTTATATTATTTTTTTCAATCTTTCTATATAGCATTATTAAAGGTCTATGTAATAAATTATCATCAGCTTTAAATATTGTCGAAGTAACATTTAAATCTTTATCACCTGCTCTTTTTTCAACATTTACTGCTTTTCCATAATCAGACCTATTATGTATTAATATAATTGATATATTTAAAAGTTTTGCTATAAAAAAAATATGAATATCGCTCGCGAATTTAATATTTTTTTTAGATATTATATTTTTAAGTATTGTTTTTTTCTCTTCATAATCACTAATATCAAAATAAGTGTCAAAGAATATTCTTAATGTTTTAAATGATTTTTTTGTTTTTTTTATAATATTCATTTCTTTAACATATTCGCTATAAAAATGTGGGTCTTTAAATAACTTTTTAACTCTTATATTAATTCTTTTATTGTTATTATTAATAGTACTATCAAAAGTATCAAAATAATATTCATTTACTTTTTTAATTATATCATTATAATCAACTATATTAATATCAAAGATATTGAGAAAATAATTAAAGAAATTTTCTATTGTTTTTTCATTATAATTATTTTTTATATATCTTAACTTATACCATATTTTCTTTTTATATTTAGTCCATTTAGAATTAAGTATATGCTCTTCACCTTTAAAAATTTCAGGAATATCATTATATGAAATTTCTTTTTTTATTAATTTATAATTATTTTTTATTTCTTCAATATAATTACTATTATTAGGCATAGCTTCGTGATAATTAATAATATTTTTTGGTATTTTATCCATTATAGTATATTGGCTAAATAATAACTCGTTGCCAATATCTTTAACTCCATTTGATAATTCGTTAACATAATCATATTTTGAATATAATAAAGATTTATTATACCATTTTTTTATACTTTCTATAGATATTAATGGTATTTCTTCTAAAATTATTTGAATATCTTTAATAGAACTTGAAGATATGCTATTGGTAGAAGTAAATCCATTTAATAATGTTTTTATTATTTCTTTTCTAGATTTTTTTGATAGTTCTTTGTAATATTCGTTTGTAAATTTCTTATTTAATAAAGTGTTTTTTATCAAATATCTTAATTTTTCTAAAGTTTTATTTTTCTTTTTAATATTGTTAGTATAATTATAATAATTATTTAATGTATCAAATGGTAATATATTATTACTATTTATTTTTTCATAATCATTATTTTTTATTATTAAACGATTTCTCATAAGTTCTTTTGTATCTACAATATTTTCACCTATATCAATATCAAACCCTAAATCTTTTATTTTATTAATATATTCTTTAAATGAATTATATACATCTTTGTATATTTTAATGTTGTATTCCTTATTAATAATATCATCATTAAATATAATATTTTTAATATTAAACTCTTTAATTAATAATGGTAATATTAATATTGATTGTTGTTTAAATCTTAATAAAATATTATTTTTTAATAGTATCTTGTCTATAGTGTAATCATTATTAATAATAATACTTTCAAATACAAAAAATTCACTATCGTCCCTTATTATTTTATTTAATATATTTATATTTTCTTTATTATTGAATATGCTAATATTATAATCATCTAAATCATATTTATTAGAACATTCTAAAAGTATATCCTTCATTACAGGATATTCATTTAAACTAAAATAGTATTTATCTTGCTTCATGTTAAGAGAACGAGTTATTAGTGGTTCGTAATAATTATTTTCTTTAATTATCATTATAAATTTCTTACTTTTGTCCAAATAAGGATATAAATCTATATATTTTACATAATGGGGGCAAATAATATTTATATTTATATTATCATCTATTCTTTCTATATCCCATAAAATTAATAATCTATTATAAATAATAGCAACTAATGAAGTTAAATATTGCGTACCTTTATCAAATGGATAATTGTCAGAAGAAAGAAATTTTATAAATTTATTATATGATTTATATATATACAATAATCTTGATTTTTTATAATTTGCTTCTTTAGAATTATCAGAAAATGCCGGCAAATCAATATTAATATTTTTAAAACTTTTAAGATGTAAAATTAAATCATTATATAATTCTTTATTATTTTCAGCAATAATTGGTTCAAAATCTACAAAATCTTTACATACATTAGCATTATCAAGAGAAATGAAAGTTACTATATCTAATTTATTTATAATATCATCTATAAATTCTACTTTTGTTTTCCCCAATAAATAAGCTACAACATTTATAATATTATCATATTTTAATGGAATAGATTTGATATCAATTAAACCTTTTCTTAAAATGCAATCTTTTTTATTAATATTATTAGGAGATATACATTGTTTAACATATTCTTTATAATTTTCTGGTTTTAATATTTTATATAATTCACTTGATATATCACCATATCTATTATAATAAGGTAAAGGGAATTTATTCATAATATAATTTTGGTCATCGTAATTATCTACATTATTTATTACATTTGATTTATTTGGACTGGTTGAAGTTTTTTTAGAGATATTATTTAATTTGCTATTTGTTTTTTTTCCCGAATTTTTATCTATATTAAGTAAATTTTTTGGATTTTCGTTCGGTTTTTTTTTACCACAACAAGGTAAATTAATTTTTTTTATTAAATAAGCATATCTAGGATTATTAACATTTTTCATATCTTGATTTAAATACATTACATCTTCATTCTCACCAGGACATTTTGCGTTTGTATCACTTTCATCTAAAGGAATTTTACTAATAGGACACCATTTACGAGGACATGTATAATAATTTAAATTATCTTCACTACTACCATATTCTATGATATTATCAAATTTGTTATCCAATCCTATTTTTTTTAACTCATTCATTTCTTCTTTTGATAAAACAACTGGTTGATGTTCGCGTTGACATTTCCGCGATTTATTATTGTCTTTATATAATTCTTTATCTGCGTTTCTCAACCTATTAATTAAATAATTTTTATATTCATTACCTTTAACACCTCCTTTAAATTTATCTAGATCGTCAAAATCTATATCTTCATTCAATAATAAATTATCATCTTCTGATGAAGATTTTTTAGGAGATTTACTTTTATCTTTTGGTGGTGATACATGTTTTAATTCTTTCTTAACAATTTTTTTATTAGTATCGCGAATATTTTCTATAATTTTTGTTAACCAAAATTTAATATTATATAATTCTATAGAAGATTTACAGTTTTTAATATCTATTTCAAAACCACTACCACTTTTTTTAACAACTATATAAGTACCTTCTATAATATTTGGATTTTTATCTAAATTATTAAAACCAATATCACCTATGAATTGTAATTCATTTTTAACTAAGGATGATGCTTCTGTTTTATTATAACCAAATGAAACTAATTCTTTAATAATTTCATCTTGTTCTATACCAACTATTAATCTTGATTTTATATATGATGTAACATCAAACTTATTATTTAACAAATCATTTACTCTTTTATATATATAAAACCCGCTATTTTTCTTTTTATCATTTTTAAATGTTATTGCTTCAAATATATTTGAATAAGTCCCTATTTTTTTTATTAATGTAGGATATTCTATATTATCAATTGTTATTTTAATTCTTAAATTAATATCTTTTTCGATAGGATTTATAGAATAACCCAAATAATTATTTATATATTTTACTATTTCTTCTTTATCTGCTATAAGTTTATCCCATTTATTGCCATTATCTATATGATATTTAAAATTAATTATTATTTCGTTATTTACAATATTTAATTTAGAATTCTTATTTTTATAATAAACATTTAGTTGCTCTTCCTTGTTATTTACAATATTAAATATATATGATAAATCTTTTTCATTAATAAAATTATGTTCTTTAAATAATTTATATATTGCATTATTATTATTAATTAATTGGATTATGGGAAATTTTTCGTTTGTTGATAGTTTATCAAATAATAAAAGTAAATTATCAAGTTCATTCATACTCGCGCTAAATGACACATCATTATATTCCTCCAATGATATTTTAGCATATTTAATATTTTTATTATATAAATTAATTAATACATCTTCGTTTTTAATAAGTTCTTTTGTTTTTTTATTAAAATCATCTTTTTTAATTTTTAAATTATAGTAATATGAAATATCATATTTAAAATCATTATAAAATACAATATTTATATTAGTTAAGTTTAATAATTTATGTTTTTGTTTTATATCAATTGGTTCTTTTAATAATTCGGAATTTCTATCAGTTGATTTAAACGGATTTATGTTATATCCCTTCCATTTTATTTCATTTATATCAAACATTAGATTTTCTTCATCATTCCATATATAAAATGGATAAACTATATCTTTATCGTATTGGGATAAATAAAATGCTATTTTATTAAAAGAATCTTCATAATTATTATCTTGAAATATATACCCTTTTATTATTGTAAAATTATCATCATATTTATCAGTACCATTATCAAAAACATAAGTTTTAAAAGTAGAATCATTTAACCATCTTTTTACAAATATTGGTTTTAATAATTCCATTATAAATATGTATTATCTAATAAATTATGAAGAAAAACATATTAATAATTAAATAATATTATTATTAAGTAGTAATTATCATAAAAATAAATGGATTATTTATTAGTGAATAAATTTATTAACACTCTTACTAAATATAATAGTACATCAAATAATGAAAAAGATATATTGAATAAATTTATTCACTTATTAAAAAAAAACAAAGAAAATTTTCAAAACAGTGAAACTAATAAAATGTCATATGAAGATATTCAAAAAGCTATTATTGAAAAACAAAACGAACGCGACGCTGATGACAAAAGAATTTCTGTAGGGGAGATAATATTAACGGATGAACAAATTGTAGAAAAGCCCGAAGATAAGCCTGAAGATAAGCCTGAAGATAAGCCTGAAGATAAGCCTGAAGATAAGCCTGATAATAAGCCTGATGATAAGCCTGAAGATAAGCCTAATGATAAGCCTGAAGATAAGCCTGAAGATAAGCCTGAAGATAAGCTAGACGATAAAAGCGAAGAAAATCCTGAAGATATTGATTATGAAATAGATATAATGTCTCAATTTAAATGGGTATTATTAGCAATTGGTATTTTTATATTTTTAGTTTTAATTATTGCTCTAATTTATTGGTATATGACACCTTCTTACGAATATCAAAATGAAGTAAAAAATATAAATAATTATGACGTTAATACATATAATAAAAACAATTCAGAAACATCAATATTTGGGTCGTTATTTTCAAATAGTAATTCAAATGATGAAAATAGACGAGAATTAGAAAGAAATTCAATATCATCGCAAGAAGCTTTGAGACAACAAGAGTTGAGACAACAAGAAGTGTTGAGACAACAAGAAGTGTTGAGACAACAAGAAGTGTTGAGACAACAAGAAGCACAGAGACAACAAGAAGCGCAGAGACAACAAGAAGCACAGAGACAACAAGAAGAGTTGAGAAAACAAGAAGCACGGAGACAACAAGAAGCTTTGAAAAAACAGGAAGAATATAATAATGATAATAAAAATAATAATTCATTCATTAGTAATGATTTTTGGGGAACAAATAATAAAAATAATACTGATAGCTCTGTAGATGAAAAAAAAATTGGAGGAAATGTAAAAAGAAAATATAATAGAAAAGCTAAATAAATGAATACTCTCTTAATATGTTATTTATAATATAACCAATATAAACACCAATTAATAAAATTATAATTGATGAAATAGAATTATAAAATATATAATATAAAACCGATGCCAATAAAATTATGAAAGGATAATAATTATTAATATACTCTAAAGATAAATAATACATTTAATTATATATAATAAAAAAAATTTAAATAATAAGCGGTTTAATATGTCCAACGCGTATATTTGTATTAACCATAATTTGATAACCCGCTTTAATGACATTCTTTGAAAACGCCACATCTTCACTACATATATCTCTAATTATTTTATCATCATCGCATTTAATTTCTTGTATATCAGAGTCAAAATAAGGATATTTAATTTTATCAAATACCTCTTTTTTAACAGCCATAAATCCCATTCCTGAATAAACTACTGGAAAATATTTAAATTCTGTTTCTTTTTTCCATTCATCAATTTCATTTGGTGTACAAAATTTAAAACTACCATTTTTTTTGAAATATTCAATATCCCAGTCTTTTACAAAAGCAAAATTTGTTAAATCAGACATTCTATACATCCCGCATACAACTGGGTGTATATCGGTTGATTCAATTAATTCAATAACTTGTTCTGGGGTAAATATAATATCACTATCAATAGTGATCCATACATCAAAATCAATATCATTGAACGGTTTTTGATCTTTTCCACGCAAAGTATCTAAACCAAGAGTGTGCATCCTAACGAATGATACAAATGAACCTGTAGCAGGAGAAATCATTATCTCATATTTACGCATATCCCATAATTTACTTATTGTTGATGTCCAAGAAATTAAAAATTTTGAACTAAAATTATCTCCAGGCAAAGCAAAAATAATTTTTTTAAGTTTTTTTTCATCGTTTATTTTTACTTCAGTATTATCTATAACTGTATTTTGCGTGTCCATATTTAAAAATATGGTTTTATTCTTATATCATTTTGAAGTATAACAATATATACCCTATTAAATATATATAAAATATAATTATATTATAATAGATAAGTCATAAATGTCTCAAACGAATGACATTTCATATAATATTGAAATTGACAATACATCTTTACGGTCTAATCAACCTGAAAAAATTACAAAACTGCTAAAACCACATCAATTAGCATGTTTATACAAAGCGATACATATGGAAAACGTTGGTTCTATAAATTACAAAATTAAAAAAAAAGATTGGAATGGAGAACATTACGAAGATGTTAAAATATCTACTAATATCGGTATATTAGGCGATATAGTAGGATATGGTAAAACTTTAACAGCATTGGCAATAATAGCACATAATCCATTAAATAATATACATATCAACAATATAATGACACATAGTTATCACAGTGTTAAGGGATATAATTATTTTACGGCTGTATCAAATAATAAGAAAACACCTAATGTTTATGATATGATAAATTCTACATTAATTATTGTTCCAAGAGGACCTGTATATGTTCAATGGGAAAAGACATTAAAAGAAAATACAAAATTAAAATATTTAGCAATAGACAGTTTAACATTTATTAAGAAAACTTTACCTGAATATAATTTAAGTAACGAAAATGAAATAATATCGTTTTTTAATCAATATGATGTTGTATTGATTAAAAATACAACATTAAACAATTTATTAGAATATTATAATAATAACCAAAAAGATAAATTTATTAACAAATGGAAAAGAATAATAATAGATGAGTGTCATGATATAATAAATAAAATAGAAATTTTCAATTATTTATTCATATGGCTTATAAGTGGAACTTATATGAATATTTGCGATAGATATTATTGTACTTCTTATTCGCAATATTATAATATCAAGGAAATTCTAAAGGAAGAATACATTGATTTTTTATTAGTTAAATGTAATAAGAATTTTGTTAAAGAAAGTTTTAATATTCCTTTGTTAGTTGAAAATTATTATTTATGTAAAATGTCAAAATATTTAAAAGTTATTAAAAATTACATTAATCAAAGTGTATTGGAAAAAATAAATGCGAATGATATATCTGGAGCAATTAAGGAACTAGGTGGTAAAAATGACACAGAAGAGGGTATAGCAAAATTAATTTGTTCCGATATGAATAAATCATTGTCTAATAAAAAAAAAGAAAGAGAATATATATTGACTTTAGATATTCCAGAAGAACAGAAAGAAAATAAGATTAAAATTATTGATAATGAACTTAAAATTTTAGAAGATAAATTAAAGGATTTAACAGAAAGAATTACAGAAATTAAAAATAAAACTTGCTCTATATGTTTAGATAATATTACAAATCCAATTATATTAGATTGTACTCATTTATTTTGTGGTTCTTGTTTATTTCAATATTTAAATAATATTAATTTAAATGTTAAAAAATGTCCTGAATGTAGAACAGAAATTAAAAGCGAAAACTTAACAGCAATAGTTCCAATTAATAATATTGAAATTGAAAATGTTCCAATTAAAAAATATGAATTAATTGGAAAAGGTTTACTAACAAAAGAAGAAACATTAATTGAATTAATTAAAAATAATATTGATGGTAAATATATTATTTTTAGCAGGGTTGATAGTTTTAGTAAAATAATTACAGAATTAACAAATAACAATATCACCTATTCAACATTAAAAGGACATACTACACATATGATGAACGTGTTAAACGATTTCAAAAAAGGTAAAATTAATGTCATATTGTTAACTACACAATATGCAGGTTCTGGGATAGATATTAGTTATGCGACTGATGTTATTATTTTACATTCAATGGACGCTGATAAACAACAAGCTATTGGTCGCGCACAACGTGTTGGTAGAACTTGCTCATTAAAAGTACACAATTTATGTTATGAGCATGAAATACCTCAATAATATAAAAATTGATTATTTTATATTTATTTAAAAATATAAATATAATTTACGAATTGTTATAATGGTTGATGTTAGAAATGCACTGAAAGGTTACAATAAAAATAATAGATATCGCAAATATCCCGAAAATATTGAGAGGTTTAATGAAAAAATTATGGGTTGTTATACATCTAAATATTTTGAATGCAATGACAATATGACGCCTAAAATTTCCAATGAAAAACAAAAAAAATTTTTAGATACAGCCGCTAAAATTGCTGAAAAATCACCGATGTATCCTCATAAACACGGGGCAATAATAGTCTATAGAGACAAGATAATTTCATCTGGATTCAATTATTATGTTGGTGATTTTAGTGTCCATGCTGAAGTAGCAGCAATATCTCATATAAAAAAAAAGAACAGGAATATTTTAATTGATTGTGATATATATGTGGTTAGAATAGGACCCAAAAGTTTCAATAATCCTTTAAAATATTCTCGTCCTTGCCCCAATTGTCAAAATACAATAATTAAAAATAATATTAAAAATGCATATTATTCGACTTCATACGAATATGATAATATTAGAAGTATAATACATAAAAAAAATAGTTGTGAATGCTCTTTTGTATGAATTATTATAAAATTTTAAAGAGTTAACGAAACTTTGGGAATTATTCTTTTTATATTTTTTTTAACTACTGTTTCACGGTCTTCCTCAAATATTCTTTTTAGTAATTCTTCACCAGATAAATTATTATATTGTATTATTTTTGTTTTAATATCATTCATTTTAATAGGTACTTTACATTCTTTAATATTTGTTTTAATTCTTCCATGTTGTGTATTCAAATCATTATATTTATAATTAAACATAAATTCTTCTATTTTATTATTTAAAACTCTTTGATAATTTTTTCTTTCCTTCATAGCAATTTTTAATTTTCGTATTTGATCATCATATTTAAACCAATCATTTACTAAATTTTTAAAAGTTTCTAATTCTTCGGCCGAAGGCTCTGATCTTTCTTCATTTATTATATCTTCTACAATTGATGAATTTTCCTCCATTATAATAATTATAACTATGTTTTAAATCCTTAAATTATTTTTTAATAAAAAGGTTTAAAGATTTAAAACTTCTATCTCCTTCATAATTATCAATTATTTTCCCGCCTTTTATTTTAATTATAGTCGGAAATCCGTAAATATTGCTTTTGTATTTTTTTAGCATATATTTTATATTATCTTTTTCTACATTAATAATATTAATATAATTATCATTAAAATATTTTTTTTTGATTTTATTCCATACAGGAATTAATTCATTACAATACCAGCAAGTATTAGAATAATATAATACAATACTTACTTTTTCATTAGATTTAATAATATCGTTTATATCTTTTTTATTATTATATAAATATTCGTAAATCATATTTAATAATATCTAATATATTTATATTTTGTTATTAATAGAATTATGAATAATTATCATTTTATTGAATTTAACACAGATTATAATATGAAGGAATTAAGTGCTAAAAAATCTTGTGAAAATATGTCATTTTTATCTAAATCTGATTTTGATTATCAAAATAAAAAATTCATTAATATATTTCAAATGGGCAATTGTTATTCTCAACAAAATTATGAAAATGATATATATAATATAAAAACAAATGAAAGTGGTTTATTAAAAGGTATAAATATTAATAAAAAAAGCTGTATATATAAACGTCCCGCATATAACGAAGGGGACTGGACAAAACAATATGATATATCCAACATGAATAAAAATACAATAGATGATAGGTTTTTATTCGATTATCAATCTAAGGCTAAAACAAATTCAGAATATAAAATTTGTGGTAATTTAGTAGATTTTTCACTATTAGGGGAATGCAATAAGCCTCCATTTTTTACTTATACGAGAACATTTACTAATAATTTTGATAATTGTGTATAGAATTATAATAATCATCTATAAATGATTTAATTATTATATATTTGTCACTACTTATTTTTTTTCCCATATCTGTTTTAATATGATTAATTAATATTGTTGTACGATGTTCTATATTTTTTATAATATTTTCAATATTACTTTTTTTATTTATTATACCATATGTAAAATATCTTGATATACCCAGGGCACCAAGTGATTCTATTCTATCTGCGTCGCGAATACAATTCAATTGTTTATCTAAATTATAATTAATACATTTAGCATTTGCATTATCCAATTCTAATTCTTTCGATAAACTTACATTACAAGCTAAATATATTATTTTATTGCTTATATTTTCATCTAAATCATCTTTTAAACTATTAAAAAATATTCTTAATGTTTCCTCCTGAGACATATTATCTTTAGAATATTTATGGTCATTTATATCATGTAATATAGAAGCAATAATTATTTCAAATATTTCATCGCTATTCAAACCTTCCGAAACAGCTATTTTAGTTGCCAAACATTTAACCCTTAATACATGTTCAAAATTATGTGAATCATCATATTTACTCATATACTCCTTAGCATATTTCTCTGCTTTATTTATAATATTCATATTATTAATGATTAAGTATTTATCATATTTTTTATATGAAAAATTGATAATTATATTTATATATAATATATTATAATAATACTATGGTGAAACATTATGTCGGTGCTCATATTAGTCAAGATAAAACAATTATCGAAACTATGAATAATATAAAAAAAGCAGGTGGCAATGCTTTACAAATATTTGTTTCAAATCCAAGAAGTACAACATTAAATAATCCAGAAAAATATATTAATATATCCAATGATGTTAAAAAATATATTATTGATAATGATTTTAAATTAGTAATCCATTCACCTTATGTAATTAACATTGCTAATGAATTTAAAAATAATAAGAGAACTATATTAATTGAAGATTGTTATTGGGTAAAATTATTAATACATGAATTAAAAATAGCAAACTCATTAGGTTCTGTTGGTGTAGTATTGCATGTAGGTAAGTCTGTTAAATTATCTTATAATCAAGGTTTAAAAAATATGAAGAATTGCTTAGATTATATTATAAAAGAAATGATTAAAATAAATTTAAATACCAAAATTATCATAGAAACACCCGCGGGACAAGGAACCGAACTATTAACAAATTTAAATGATTTCATAATTTTCTTTAATAGTTTTACAGATGAACAAAAAAAATATTTAGGTATTTGTTTAGATACAGCTCACATATGGGCTCTAGGTTATGAATTGGAAGATGCTTATCAAATATTATTTAAAAATACTGCTGACTATATAAATATAATTCATCTTAATAACAGTTTAATTAATAAAGGAGAACGTAAAGATAGACACGCGGTAATGTTAAATGGAAAAATAAATAATAATGATATTAATAATTTTATACTAAAATTAAAAAAACATAATACGATTATAATATTAGAAACACCATCAGTTTCTTATGATAAAGAATTTAAACACATATATAAAATTTTACAATAATTTTAATCATTAATTAATATCCAATCTTCGGGAGGTATTAGGTCGTGTGTTTTTTTATCACTATAATATTCGCCGAACCATTTTTCAGGTGCTATTTTAACAGCTTCTTTATTTACTGATAAATAAGCTCCTAACCAAGAAAATGTGCTATTTGCAATAATATAATTATCACAACTACACATTAATAATAATTGTTTCCAATCAGGTATATTATCTGCTACTTTTTTATAATTTAAATTTGGAAAATTATTATTTATGTGTTTTAAATATTCATTTGCAATATTATTATCACATTCTTGACAAAATACTAATATATTATATTCTGATAAATTAATATTATTATCTTGTAATTTTTTAAAAGATTTTAAATAATATGATAAAGTTTTTATAGGATGTCTTTCTTGAAGAAAATAATAATCTCCTATTCTAAAATGCATTGATATAGTTTTTCTATTAAAATATTCAGGATATTCATTGCGAATAGTAGAAATTTTATCATCAATATTTAAATATTTTTTAATTTTATTGATATTATGTTTAAAATATTTATCACTCTGAAAAAATCCTTTTAATAATATATCATTTTCATATTCTGGTATTTTTTTATAATTAAATTCTATTTCTTCATATATATTAGTAATATCACATTTATTACTAATTTTATCTTTTAATTCTAAAAACATATTATTCCAATAGTATTTTGGCATTCTGGATGTATTATAATATATTAAAAAATCATCACAATAATCAATATAGTAAGATAATAAAGTAAAAATCATAAATATCTGATTTCCTAACCCAGAATGTAATTCTATAGCTACTTTTTTCATATCTTAATATATTAATATTATTTATTGTTATATATTATAAAAATTGATTATATATATAAACATTTGATAATATTATATTATAAAATGGCTTCTAAAATTACTATTGCTTCAATCCTTAAAGAGAAAATCACTAAAATGCCTAATGAAATTAATAATAAAAAAGAAATTGAAAAATATTTTAAAGAAGCTCTAAATGAAACTATTAAAGAATTGAAGAAAAACAATGAAGACAAAGAAAAAAAACCATTGACTAAGTATCAAGAGTTTATGAAAGAAACTCAAAAAAAATTAAAGGATGAATTCCCTGATTTAACTGCTAAAGAAAGATTTATTAAAGTCGCCGAAGAATGGCAAAAAGAAAAATCAAAGAAGGCTGAAAATGCAAATGAAGAAGAATAATTATAAAGATTTTAAATATTGTAATATTGTTCCAAATCCTTCTGCTATATTTAATTCATTATTACTACTAACCATTCTTATATCAATATGAATCCATTTATTTCTATATTTTTTTTCTATAAAATTCATTAAGAATAGAGAAGCTGTTAAATCGTCTCCTTTTTTACAATTATATCCGCTATTTTTAACATCTGCTATATTTGATTTAATATAATTCATATATTCAATCCATGGCGGGATTCTTAAAATTATTTCTCCATAAATTTTACTAAATTTAATAATATTTTTAGAAAACTTTTCATTTATTGTAAAATATGAAAAACTTGTATTACAATATTTATCAGAAGCACCTGTTAATGTTGCTATATCTAATATATAGTCAGGTTTATATATTTTACATATATATGATAATGAATCTGCTAATATTAATCTCCCTTCCGCATCAACATTTACTATTTCTACTGTTTGTCCATTATATGCTTTAATTACATCATTTGGTTTCAATGAAGAATTAGATATTATATTTTCAACTAATGGACATACACATATTATCTTATTATTACTTTTATTTTTAACTAAATTATTGAATAAACCGAAACTAATACACGCACCCTCTTTATCCATATACATTTTATTCATATTACCTGCATTTTTAATAGAATACCCCCCTGTATCGATTGTTACTCCTTTACCAACTATACAAATAGATTTTTTATATTTTTGCGGTTTATATTCTAATATAGCTAAATAAGGTTTATTATATGAATGATGACCGAGCATATATATTAAATTTAAACCTAATTTTTTTATAGCATTACAATCATATATTTTAACATTTACATTTTTATTATTTTTATAATAACTTTTAACATATTCAGTGAATATTTTTGGTGTCATTTTATTTGAAGGCTCATTTATCATATTTCTAGTAATATTAGCAGAATGTATGATATCGAGGATTTCATCTCGTTTATTATATTTTGGTATATAAAATGTTAATTCTATATTTTTACCATCCTTTTTATATTTATTAAATGTATAAACACCTTGTACCACTTTATATATAAATGAAAATATATAATTATATTTCAATCCCGATAAATTAAATACAATTTTTTTACTTTCATTTAAATTATATTTTATAATATTCTTAACATTTATAGAAAAATTAAGAATATCCATATAGTTATTAATCAATATACAATTATTTTTTTTTGTAGAGCAAACATTTATTATATTATCGTTGTAATTTATTTCATCAACAAATTTAATATTCATTCTATAACATATTTATACTTTTAAAATTATGTTAAAAAAAATTATTTATTCTGTAAAATTAATTGTGAATTTTCAAATTTATAAATAGTATCAGCTAATTCAAGAGCTGACTGACGATGAGCTATAATAATTATAGTAATATTAGCGTCTTTAAAACATTCTCGAATAGTATTTTGCACAATATCTTCACATTTTGGGTCGAGTGCCGAAGTTGCTTCATCAAATATTAATATTTTTGGTTTCCTTATCAAAGCACGTGCGATTGATATTCTTTGTTTTTGTCCACCTGACAAAGAAGATAATTCAGTACCTTCAATTTTTGTATCATATTTATTTGGTAATTTCATAATGAAATCATGTGCGTTTGCTTGCTTTGCAGCTTCTATTATATCTTCTTGAGTAACATTATCCAAACCATATGCTATATTATTAGATATAGTATCGCTAAATAATACACTATCTTGGGCAACATATCCAATCTTACTTTTTACCCATTTATTATCATATAAATTTATATCTATATTGTCTATTAATATTTCTCCGCTTTCTGGCTCTAATATTCCAATTAATATTTTTACTAATGTGCTCTTTCCAGAGCCGGAATCTCCTATAATTGCTATTTTTTCTCCACTTTTTATATTAAAATTAAAATCATCTAAAATATATTCACTTGATTTTTCATATTTAAATTTAATATTTTTAAATATTACATCTCCGCATAATTTGCTATTTGATGTTATATAATAACCTTTTTTTACTTCTTTTTTATCTAATATATTTATTATTCTATTATATGGTTCTTTAAATTTAATAAATTCATTATTAAAATGAATTATAGATTTTACATTATCGTATAAACTTTGATTATGTAAAATAAATGTTATTAGTCCATCGATAGTATTTAGATATCTGGCTGCTATAATTATAGCAATTGTTGTTAATGTTGGTATATTACTAACAAATAAAAGATTAACACCGTATAATAAAGAATTTTTATAGTTGTAATCTTTTATTTTATCGTGATAATTTTTATACTTATTTTTACATTTATCTTCATTTGCATATGTTTTTACAACAGATATATGCGATATTGTTTCGTGCGTATATGTATTAATTTCCTTATTTAATTCGTCTATACCATTCATATAATATTTATCTAATCTTTCATATAAATTTGAAATAAGTAAATTAATTGGTATCAATAAGAATGCTACCAATGTTAATTTCCAAGATATATTTTTTAATAACCATATAGTTGCTATAACATGTATAGAAGAGCGTGATATTACATTAATATTTAATGATATTAAATCTGATACAATTCTAACATCATTATTTACATACTCAAGCAATGTATTGACTGGGGTTATTTGATAATATTTACTTTCTTGATTTAATATTTTACCATAAATTATATTTTTCAATCTAACATTCATACATTTTTGCGCATATGAAAAACAAGTACCTCTTAATGAGGTTGTTATCATCGCCAATATATTCGCATATAATAAGTTTATTAATCTTTCATTGGAAAAATCTCCCTGCATAAGCCTACTTGTATGTTCACTCGCAAAAACACTAAAATAAGAGCCAGCGCATCCACATAATAAACCAACTATACTAATTTTAATATCTTTATCACATAAATTAATATATCTTATAATAATAGACATTTTATAATATAAATTATATTATATTTTCTTAAATCAATATTTTATAATTTTCAGGTAAATTTTTGTTATCTTCTATTTTAATATATTTGAATTTAAGGTTTTCATTAAAAATACAATTATTTTTATTAATATTATTTTCTATATTACATAGAACTTTATAATTATTATGTTCTTGGTGAGAAAAATTTTTAATTTTATTTTTTATCATTTCAATACCTCCAAAATAAGAAAAATGCCAACCTGCATTTGTGATATTTTTATCAACAATAGGTACTCTTATATTTTCTAATAATGTAATAATATCATTTCTTAATGATGTTTTTAATTTATTATATAAACTATATCTTAATAATTTTGCTTTTTTCCAAGTATTAGGTTGTTTATAAGTTAAATAATAATAATAAAAATCCATATCTAATCCCAATAAATATTCATTGGATATATTTATATTATTGTTTTTAATATTTTCTAGCATTTTTTTATTGGGTATTTCATCACAATCAGAAATGATAATAATATCTTCGTCATTTAAATTTAGTTTTTTTATACCAGTATCTATATGAGATCTTTGATACTTCTCGTTATCCCATGGATTATCTGTATTTGGCATATTATCCACAACTATATATATAATTTTATCAAGAAACTTTTGATATAAATGTATATTATTTTTAAAATTTAATTCTTTAGAATTACCTACAAATGTGTTTTTAGCTTCTACAATAACAAAATGATCAACAACATCATATAATTCTGTTAACCTTAATAATAACATTTTATATTCATTGTAAAATGTAAAACAATCTATAATTTTCATTTAAAATAAATAATATAATATTCTTTATATAATAATAAAAATTGATTGCTTATAATATAATTTGTATTATTATAAAATCCTGATAGATAATGTTTTCTCACAATGCTTCTTCAATCCCAATCAACTATGTAACCGGTGATTATAATATTTCGTTGAACTTAACATTCGGAGAAGGAAAAGATTCTGAAATTGTTAAAAATGAAAACGAACGTAAAAATTTTAATGAAAGTTATAATATTGAAGTTTATGAAGTTTTTGATGGCGAAGATTATAAAAAAGGGTATCGCATTCTTTGTAATGAAGGTGCTTTTGTTGTTAAACTTAGTAATATTGAAATTCAAAAAATTAACAATAATGAAAGAGAAAATTACGAATATGCTATTGGTTTTGCTTTAGATAATGAAAAACCAGAATATTTCGGTGAAATGTCAACAATTCCGTATAATATTGAGCGCGATGGGACATTATGGACTATTCCAGCTAATAAAGGTAGCAGTTTCAATTTTGATCAAAACCCTAAAGCGAAATACCAATGGGTTGCTAAAAGAGCTCTTGATATTAATTATGAACCTACCGAAGAAGAGGTTGAATTAGGTATGGAAAAAACTAATGAAAATACGGGGTTAATTTATTTGACTTTTATGGTATATAAAAAACCTAAGGTACAAGAGCCTACGCGCGGATTTACAAGAGGTATTACACGTGGGGCTACACGTGGGATTTGTGATGATGTTTTACAAAAAGAAAGCGACTCCGCAAGATTTGGTTATGGCAATGAAGCTTCGTCGTCATCTGTTAAAAGCGAGTATGAATATGTACAAAATACAGAAAAATATACTTTGCCAATTCGCTTAAGAATTAATAAAACATCTGAAAAAAGTAATATTAATTGCTCTAGAAATTTGTCTGGAGCAAATATTAACACTCTAAAACGTCAAACAATGACCGTTCCATTTTAATAGTAATATATAAATATTAGTTATTTAATAATAATAAAAAAATATTTTTTAAATTATCTAAAAATACATAAGTATTATTTTTATTATAATATAATAGGAATGGTATAAAAAATGTCTATGAATCAATCTATTAAAAATATTACAAAATTTTCTCAAGATTTATCTTGTATTATTATGAGAAAAAAAGCTATAATTATGGTTAAAAATTACAGAGAAAAAAAGAAATATGATAATAAAAAGGTACATTTACAAAAATTTAGAAATGTGTTGTTGAAAAATAATAAATTTTGTGCTGGATATTGCGAAAACCCAATAAATTGTTATTGTATTAATAATTCAATTTAAAATTTTTTTATGAACTGTTTCAATTGCACCTTCAATCCAAGATTGCCTTTCACTGTATGTTTCTCCCAATATATGGATACCCTTTTTAATGAAAATTTCATCTATTTGTTTATTAATATTTTTTGAATTAATACCAACTTTCCAAAGGTGATCTCCTGAACTCCAGTAATGTAGTGAAATCCATTCTGGTTCTTTAATATTTTTTTCTGGAAACATATTATTTAAAATTCGTGTAATATGTTTTTTTATTGTCTTTTTATCATTAAAACTATTCCAATAATCTGTATTATAACTATCGCTATAACTTATTTGTATTATTCCATTTTCATAATCTATAGGTATAATAAATTGTAATTTATTATCAGTTAAAATTTTAGGCATACCTTTAAACCATACTTCAGTATATTTAGCATATATTCTTAATAATTTGCCATCATTCACGCTTTCTAATATATTTTTGTATTTATTAAAATATGGCATTTTTAAATAATCACATTTTGTAATTGTTAAATATAACTGTGAATATTTATAACTTTCTTTATTTATGATGTATGTTTTGTTATCGTCATTTATATCTGTAAGAGTAGAATTAAATATAATTTTAACTTTTTTTGTTAATAGATATTCATATAATTTATCACATAATATTTGTATACCGTTTTTAAGAACAAAAAAAGATTTATCAACCATATCAAAATCTTTTTTTATTGTCTCTAAAGCATTTTTAGAATTCATATCATAAAATTCGGTTATATACCCCATTGATATTTTTAACAATTCAACTTCATTTGAAGGAAGAAATAATGAAAAATAATTGTGTAGATTGTATATATTTTTATTAACATTCATTTTTTTATTTATAGCATATTTCCATAATTCTGTTATACTATTATAAGAAGATTTATAATATGTAAGCAATTCTTTCTCATTCATATATATGCCATTTATATAGTAGTTATTATTTTTATTGATATCAATAATTTCATCTGTTAAATTAAAATCTTTAATTAATGACATTACCTTTTTATGTTTTTTCCCTAATCTTCCAGCACCAACTGAATATTTAAAGCCATTATTTTCATAAGTATGTATACGTCCTCCTATACGATTAAGTTTTTCATATATTACAATATCAGCAGGGTTAATTTTTTTTATAGTAATTAACTTATAAGCTAAATATAGCCCAGTTATTCCAGAACCAATAATAACATGTTTCATGCTTCTAAAAAAAGAGTACATAATTTATAAAATCTTTTAAAAAAATAAAAAAGTTATAAATCACATTTTAAATAAAATTATGTACTCTTTTTCATTCAATATTATATAAAATAAAAAGTTATATATAATCATATATATGTATTATAAAAACGAAAAAGGATATTTAAACTTGTTAAAAGATGTCTTAACATCTGGAGAAATCAAAGATACACGTAATGGGAAAGTATATTCTAATTTTGGCATTTTAATATCATTTGATATAGAACATAATTCATTTCCTTTATTAACAACTAAAAAAATGTTTTTTAGAGGAGTTGTTGAAGAACTTTTATGGTTTTTAAGAGGTTCTGTAAATGCTAATGAATTAAAAGAAAAAAATATTAATATATGGACAGGAAATTCAACTCGCGAATATTTAGATAGTGTCGGATTAATAAATTATAAAGAAGGGGAGTTGGGACCTGTTTATGGGTGGCAATGGCGTAAATTTGGTAAAGATTATAATGAACCTGATAATAAAAATATGGGTAATGACCAAATTAGATATATTTTAGAGGAATTAATGAAACCAGATAATAGTCGCCGTGCTGTATTATCTGGGTGGAATCCAAATGATTTGGATAAAATGGCATTACCACCATGTCATATTCTATATATTTTTAATAAAACAAAAAAAGGATTATCGTGTCATATGACATTAAGAAGTTCGGATTTATTTTTAGGACTTCCATTTAATATAGCAAGCACAGGATTATTAACTAAAATATTAGCAAAAGTTTTACATATAGAAACTTCTGAAATATGTCTTTCAATATGTGATGCTCATATATACAATGAACATATAGACCAGGTAAAAATACAGTTAAATAATGAAATTTATGAAAGTCCTGATATTATTATTGATAAAATAGCTCCTTCTATTGAAACTACAATTGATGAAAAAATTAATTGGATAGAAAATCTTAAATTTGATGATTTTAAATTAACAAATTATAAATCACATGACAAATTGCCAGCTATTATGAAATAATATATATAAAAAAAAGATTAATTAATATTATTAAATGAATATATTATTTTATGGGTGGAATGGATGGATTGGTCGTCAATTCTGTAAATTTTTAGACAATAAAAATATTAAGTATATTAAAGCAAAATCTCGCGCAGATAACGAAGAAGATGTAGAAAAAGAAATTTTAGAAAATAATCCAACGCATATCATTTCATTTATTGGTAGAACTTATGGCGGTAATTATAATACTATTGATTATTTAGAACAATCTGGAAAACTTGTAGATAATATAAGAGATAATTTATATTCACCATTAGTATTATCTATTTTATCAAAAAAATATAATATACATTATACTTATTTAGGTACAGGGTGTATATTTTCTGTTGATGACCCACATACATCTAATATCGACGATGACGAGAAACCAAATTTTTATGGTTCTTCATATTCTATTGTAAAAGGTTATACTGATAGATTGCAACATTTTTTTAATGATAATACATTAAATTTAAGAATAAGAATGCCTATAGTAGGATATGAACATAATAGAAATTTTATTACAAAAATTCTAAAATATGAAAAAATTTGTTCTATGCCGAATTCAATGACAGTTCTTGAAGATATGTACCCTGTTATTTATGATATGATGCTTAATAAAACAACAGGAACTTTTAATATGGTAAATAAAGGTATCATATCACATAACGAAATTTTAGAAATGTATAAAAAATATATTGATAATTCATTTGAATGGAAAAATTTTACAATTGAAGAGCAAAATGAAATTTTGCTATCTAAAAGGTCTAATATACAATTATCAACAGATAAATTGTATAATTTATATCCGGACATTCCTGATATTAAAACATCGGTAGAAAATTGTATTAAAAATTATACTATTTCTAATTAATAATTTCTTCAAATTTATTTATATAATCTTGAATACTTCCATCATTAATTAATTCAAAATCACAAGGTAAATTCATATATTCTAATTCTGAACAATGTAAATCTTTATTAATATTAGAAGGTCTAATAATTCTAATTAATAAAATATCTAAATGTTTTATTTTTTCATATTCGTGTAAAAATCGTAAATCGGTTATAACATATCTTTTATTAATTTTTATTTTTGACAATAATATATTTGCGAAATAGTCTTTTTTAATATTTGGTATCAACTCTTGTATTTTATTTTGCAATACTTCTGTGCCAATAAATTGTAATGCTTTACGTGGCGTTATCCCCCATCTATCATCTATAATATCTTTTTCTATACCTTCATTATTGTTTGTACATTCATCTAAACCGACTTGAATATCATTAAAATTAAAAATCAATTTAACAATTTTTTTTAAAGGTTCGGCAAATGACAATTTTTCATATCCATATTTATTAATTATATGCTTTGCTAATAAATCTTTACCGCTTCTTTTAGCTCCACATATAGCTATTATTTTTTTCATAATATAATATATATATTATAATTTTAAATATAAAAAATATATAACATACAACACATATTAAATATACTTACATATTTAGAGTTTATTAATCTTCTTGATTAATCTCCTCGACCGGCATGTCCTTCTTTTTTATGTTTTTGCGTCCCGCTTTTTTTTTAATCTTATCTTCATTTTTCACTTCCACAATTTCACCATCAGGTTTAATATCATCATCTGCTTCTGGCTCGACATCCGCATCAGGCTTAGCCTCAGCTTCTGGCTCGACATCCGCATCAGGTTTAGCCTCAGGCTTAGCCTCAGCTTCTGGCTCGACATCCGCATCAGGATTAGCTTCAGGTACCACATTTTCATTTTGTTCTTTTTTGCGAATATTCCAAAGCTTGGCCAATTCTTCAAAAATCTTGGTTTTATCCATATCTGGATTTTCTTCCTTGATTTCAGCATACTTCTCTTTAACAAAGATATTATATGCTGAAGGAGCTCTTTTTTCTTTGACATTGCCATCCTCGTCCAACCTCTTCTTTCTTTTGGGTTTCTCGATATTGATGACCTTTGCTGCTTTTTCAGCAGCTTTAGCTTCCTTTATCTTTTCCTTTTGCTCCTTCCAAAATTGCTTGCAATACTCGTCGACATCTTTTTTTGTATTGAGAATATCGGGCATACTATCAATATAAGCCTTGAAGAGAGCATTGACAGAGGTCATTATTCTTTCTTGGTTGATTGAAAAGTTGTTTGGATTTCCTTGCTTGCTCTTGTAAGAAATTTTACGGAGTGATATTATAAGCCTATTGCTTAAAATAAATATAAGTGTGATAAAATCAATTTTTATTTATTTTAGAACATATTTATACATAATTTTAAACATTTAATAATAAAATTAAAAATTGATATTTAAGAATTTAGTTATTAATATAACTAACTAATTCTAATGTTTGAATCAAATAATTGCTGGGATATTCTTGATACTTATTATCAAAAAGGAGGTTCTCCTGAATCATCTAATCCATTAGTAAAACATCAAATTGATAGTTACAATAAGTTTATTGATACTACATTAGGTCAAATTATTGCTGGTTTTAATCCTATTAAAATAAAGGTTACAAACCCTAAAAATGACCTAAATTGTGATAATACTTATTGCATTTCTATTAATATTTTACAGCCCAGTGTTACAAAACCTTGTTATCAATTACCTGATGGAACGCAAAATATTATGACTCCTCATATTGCTAGAATGAATAATATGTCATATTCAAGCAGTGTCTATGTTAACGTTCATATTATAACAGAAGTAACTAATAAAAATGGAATGACAGAAAAATTTGATAAAACAGTAAATAATATATATATTGGAAAAATTCCTATTATGGTTAAGTCAAAATTATGTGTATCGAGTCAAATTCCAGGTTTATGTGAGGAAAATAATAATGAATGTATTTATGATTTTGGAGGATATTTTATTATTAATGGTAATGAAAAAGTTTTAATTTCTCAAGATAGAATTAATGAGAATAAAACACTCGTATTTCAACCAAATAATAATAGCGAAGGTTTATATGCCGAAATCAGATCAATTAATGACTCTTCGTATCTTCCTCCAAAAACAACCTGTTTGAATATGAGTGGGAAATTAAATCATATGGGTAGAATTATTCGCATTAATACATCTTTCTTACGGTCAGAAGTTCCTGTATTCATAATATTTCGTGCTCTTGGTATTATTAGTGATAAAGAAATTATATATCATATTGTTTATGATATTGACCAAGAAAAAAATGAAAGAATCATTAATGAATTAATGGCGTGTTGCGAAGATTCGTGTGATATCACTACTCAAGAACAAGCAGAAAATGTTTTAATCAAAATTATGATTGGAGCAAACAAAAACAATGAACATTCTGAAAATAGAAAACTTCTACATAATAATTTAACAAATGATTTTCTACCGCATGTTGGTAAATCTTATAGAAGAAAAGCATTATACGTAGGTTATATTATTCGCAAAATGATTAGAATATATTTGGGATATGACACTTATGATAATCGTGATTCTTATATTAATAAACGCGTAGATACTCCAGGTATTTTAATGAGCAATTTATTTCGCCAGTGTTATGGAAAAATGACAAAAGAGCTTAAATCCGCCATAGAAAAGGAGTTAGGATTATGGCGTGGAAATGCCAATACTCCTATTTCAAACATCATATCAGAAATTAGTATTCATAGATTTTTCAAACAATCTTTATTAGAATCGTGGATTAAATATTCATTGTCGACGGGAAATTGGGGAATTAAAAGTATGGGTACATTTCAAAACATTAAACAGGGTGTTTCACAGGTTCTTAATAGAATGTCTTATGCTAGTACTCTATCACATTTGCGTAGAATTAATACTGCAATGGAAAAGAATGGAAAATTAGTACAACCCCGTAAACTTGATAATTCACAAATAGGAATGATATGTCCTGCTGAAACTCCTGAAGGTAGTTCTGTTGGCCTTGTTAAAAATATGGCATTAAGTACAAGTATTTCAATTTCTATGAATAGCACACATATTCGCAAATTATTAGTAGAATTTGGTGTTGTTATTTATGACGATAATTATAATTTTAATGGAAATAATTCTTCCATAGAATTCTTAAAAAATATGGGTAATATTAAAAATGTTTATGTTATGGTTAATGGTGATATTATTGGATATTATAATAAACCACATGAATTATATAATAAATTAAAACATTATAAAAGAAGTGGCATTATTCATCCAATGACATCAGTTGTATGGAATATTCAGCGTTCTAATATCATTATTAGCACTGAAGCAGGAAGAATGTATAGACCATTATATATTGTAGATTATGATCATAATACTAATCAAAGAGTATTAAGAATTGATAAAATTTTAAAGAGAAAGCAAATTACATTTTCTGAATATATCAAAGATAAGCATTTTGATTATTTCATTGTACCAAATGAAACATCAAAATATCCTGACGATCCTGAAAGTTATATTGATGAAGAAGGTTTTATTGAATATTTAGATTGTGATGAAATAAATAATGCGATGATAGCAACATTTCCAAGCGAACTTTCTGAAGGAATTAAAGGAACAGCACTTCCACCTTGTTATACTCATTGTGAAATTCATCCAAGTCTTATTAATGGTATTTTAGGTGTTAATATTCCATTTAGTGATCATAATCAATCGCCGAGAAATTGTTATCAATGTGCTATGGGAAAACAGGCATTGGGTATTTATGCTAGTAATTTTAATAAAAGAATAGATACAATGGGTAATATTTTAAACTATCCTCAAAAATCTCTTGTATGTACTAAATTATCTAAATATACAATGGCACATAAATTACCTTCAGGTGTTAATGCTATTGTAGCAATAATGACCCATACGGGTTTCAATCAAGAAGATAGTATTATGGTTAATCAATCAGCTTTAGACAGAGGTTTATTTACAAGCACTTATTATAAAGCTGTAAGAGATGTTTGTAATAAAAATCATAGCACAGGTGAAGAAGAAATATTTACAAATCCCGAAAATAAATCAGTTCAAAAACCATATTCTTATTCAAAATTAAATAGCGACGGTTTTGTTCCAAAAAACACATATGTTAATGGTAATGATGTTTTGGTAGGAAAAGTAATGCCTAAAAAAATTAATGGTGAGATTGTATACAATGATAATAGTTTGGTTATGAAAAATAATGATGACGGATACGTAGATATGAATTATAATGGTATCAATAGTGAAGGATATAAATTTTGTAAAGTTAGAATTCGCAAAAATAGGAAACCCGAAATTGGCGATAAATGTGCTAGTTGTAGTGCTCAAAAAGGAACTATTGGAATGACATATAATCACCAAGATATGCCATTTACAAAAGACGGAATTGTTCCAGATATTATAATGAATCCTCATGCTATCCCTTCACGTATGACAATTGCGCAACTTATGGAATGTATTATGGGTAAAGCTGGGTGTCATATTGGTTCATTTGGAGATTCTACACCATATAATGATTGTTCAGTTGAAGATATTGCTAAAGTTTTGGAAATGTCAGGTATGGAAAGATATGGAAACGAAATTTTATATAATGGTCGTACAGGGGAACAAATAAGAACAGAAATATTTATTGGTCCTACATATTATCAAAGATTAAAACACATGGTTACAGATAAAATTCATTCTCGTGGTTCAAATGGTCCTATTGTTATGTTGACAAGACAACCAAGTGAAGGAAGAGCTCGTTCTGGTGGCCTGAGATTAGGAGAGATGGAGAGAGATTGTTTTATCGCACATGGAACATCTAATTTTCTAGCAGAAAGAATGCTTCATGTTTCAGATAATTATAGGGTATTTATTTGTAAATATTGCGGGATGCAGGCAAATGTAAACACTGATAAAAATATTTATAATTGTAAAAATTGTAAAAATAATACTGATATAGCACAAGTAAGAATGCCGTATGCCTTCAAACTTTTAAATCAAGAGTTATATACTATGAATATTATGATGAGATATGTATGTAATTAAATTTGATATATTATCTTATCAACAGCTTTATTAATATCTTTAATGTTTTTATTTGATAAATTAGTTATTTTTTGTATTAATATTTTAAAGAATATATCATTACAATATTTTTTATTATATAGTTCAGCTTCCTTAATTTTTATCATTTTATGTAATTCGAAATAGTCTTTATTATTTGCTAATATATCATCGCTTTTTTCATCAAAATACGGAATATCATATTTTTTAAACATTACTTGCATTTCATTATTTTTTAATAATTTTTCTCCATATACATTAATAAGATTTTGATATATATCTCTATATATTATATTATCATATACGGGACATACTATTTGTCTGTTTTTATATACTGTTGTATTATTTACTATATCGTCTATAAATACTATATATTGGCTAACATCTTCATTTGTATTATATTTTTTTTTTATATGTTCAGTAATATAATTTAAACTTTTTCCTTTATAAGGAATAGAATTTTCACGTGTATAATATGGTTTATTAAATTTTATTTTTGTAGCTTTTTCAATAGTTTTTATTAATACATTATTTGTCCATTCATAACTAGACATAGTATATACATAAAATTCGCATTTTTTAAATTTTTTTCTACAAAATTTTAGGAATTCTATAAAATATGGTCTTAACAATCCATTAAGCATATCATTATCAAAATTATATTTATAATTAATATTATTACTATTTATTAATTGTTTATTAATATCAATAACATTTTTATTGAATTGATGTTCTTTTAAAATATAGCTAACATCGCCAACAATTGTATTGTCTATATCAAAAACAAAAATATATGGTATTCTTTTCATTATTCTATATATAACATAAACATAATATATATATTAAATGGAGAAATCTTCATATTATAATACACCAACATTTTCTTTCGCAAATAAAGAATATAAATGTAAAATATTAGATATATATGATGGTGATACTATAAATTTAGGGCTTTTTATCGAAGGTTTTAATGTAGTTAAATTAAACGCAAGGTTAAATGGTATAGACACACCTGAGTTAAAAGGAGAACAAAAGAATCTTGGAATAATCGCAAGAAATTATTTAATAAATATACTAACTAATATTTCAATGGATAATAATAAAGAATATACACGTAAAGAAATAAGAGAATTAATATATAATTCAAATAATAATTTTATAGATGTCAAATTTGGTGATTTTGATAAATACGGTAGACCTCTCGTGATTATTTATAAAGATGGTATAAATATAAATAATGCGATGATAGTAGGAGGCTACGCTAAGAAATATAATGGTGGTAAAAAAGAAGATTGGGAGGATTAAGATAATATTATCGCTATTATATAAAAATATTTAGATATTATAATTAAAGCAAAATAATATGTATAATAATTTACATTCTATGTTTGGATGTTATGGTTATGTTGATTATTATTTTACTAATAATTTTTTATTGCAAAAAGAAATTGATAAATTAAAAAAAGAGTTAGAAAATGAGAAAGAAAAATCTTGCAAATTTAAAAAACTTTATAATAATAAACAGTTAGATTTTTTAGAATTAAAATATAATTTTGATATTTTAAAAGATAAATATTATAAAATAAATAATATTTGTGATGTAGATTTTGAAGAATATGAAAAGATATAAGAAATAATTGTTTAATATTATTAAATTAATATGTATAAAGATCTTGAAAGTTTATATAAAATGCGATTTTCATCATTGTTATATATTTTGAATAGTGATAATAAATGTAAAAAAGAGGTTCTAAAATATGGTGGAACGCAATATTGTATTAATGATGATATTAATACAATTGATACATGGAGTGTCCAACATAATGAAAATGGAATTTCACCAAATATTCCAATTAATTCCAGTGATACACCATATGGAATTAATCAACAAAGATTAGAAATTAGAGGATATTAAAAATACTTAAATATTAAATCATTTTAATATTATAATAATGGAACGTGCTATTGAACTTTCTAATATTAGTAATGGGGGACCTTTCGGTGCTGTAATAGTTGATAAAAATGGAGATATTATAGGAGAAGGACATAATGAAGTAACTGTTATAAATGACCCAACAGCACATGCTGAAATTGTTGCTATAAGAAGAGCTTGCAATAACTTAAAAAATTTTAACTTAGAAGATTGTATTATATATACAAGTTGTGAACCTTGTCCGATGTGTTTATCTGCGTGTTATTGGGCAAGAATAAAAAAAATATATTATTGTAATACTAAAGAAGATGCCGCGAATATCGGTTTTAGTGATGATTTTATATATGAAGAATTAAATAAAACAAAAGAATATAGAAGTATTAAAATGGAAAAAATGGAATATAATGACGCATTAGAAGTATTTAAAAAATGGAATAATAACGAATCTAAAATAAAATATTAATTACTTATTTTTTATAAATTATATTTAGGTATTTTGATATAGTAAAACTATATATAAAAAATTGATTTAATATATATTATGTTTATATATATAACTTAAAATGAGTAAATACAATTGTGAAAAGTGTGGGAAAGAATTTAACAAAAAATCTCACTATTCTGCGCATACTAATAAAATAAATCCGTGTGTTGTTGAAAATAAAATAAAAGAAATGATAAATAATACTGATAAAGAAAAATTAATTCAAATTAAAAAAACTTCACCAAGTAATATAATTAACAATATTGAAAATATTTATGATAATAAACTCGTTAAAGATGTCCTTACAAAAAAAATACATATCCCCAAACCAATTTTAAAATGGGTTGGTGGAAAAACTCAAATAATAGATAAACTTATAACGAATTTTCCAGTTGAAATAAATAATTATCGTGAAGCATTTTTAGGAGGAGGTAGTGTTTTATTAACTTTATTATCTTATGTTAAAAGTGGGATTATAAAGATACAAGGTAATATATATGCATATGATTTGAATGAACCATTAATTTATATCTATAAAAACATTCAGACACACCATAATGAATTATATGATATACTGCAAACTATTATTAAGGATTTTAACGAATGTGGAAATGGAGAAATAAATAGAACACCGGCAAATATAATAGAAGCAAAAATCGCAAAAGAAAATTACTATTATTGGATAAGAAGTGAATATAATAAATTATGCTTAAATGATAAAAAAAGTATATTAGGTTCCGCTATGTTTATATTCTTAAATAAAACTTGCTTTAGAGGAGTATTTAGGATTGGACCAAAAGGATTTAATGTTCCATATGGACATTATAATAATCCAGAAATTATAAACAAAGAACATTTAGAAGAAATAAATAGTTTAATTCAAAATGTAGTATTTGAATGCTGTGATTTTAATACATCACTAACAAATGTTGAATCTAATGATTTTGTATATCTTGACCCTCCATATGCTCCCGAAACAGATACTTCATTTGTAGGATATACCGAAAATGGGTTTAACATAGAAAACCATAATAATTTATTTAAATTAATACATGTTTTAACCGATACAAATAAAAAAATAATGTTAAGTAATGCTGATGTTAGTTTAGTGCGTAAAAACTTTACAAATGAAAAATATAGCATATTATCAATTTTATGTAAAAGGTCAATTAATTCCAAAAATCCAGAAGCAAAGGCAAAAGAAGTTATTATAACGAACTATTAAACCATGTATCTAATGTTTCAAAATAGTTTTCATCGTCGCCAAATAAAACCGCAATATTAGTCTCTTTAAATATTGTATTTAATATTGTATATTTTTTTTCATTTGAAATAAGTTTATTTTTCAAAAACTTGCTTACACAAAATCCATAAAACACCTCAAACTCAGCACCCAAAACTAATTCATATTCTCTTTTAAGTGAGGGTCCCGACCATAATTTAGTTTCTACTGAACCCTCTACATTTTGTTCTTTTTTTTCCAATATTTTTATTACTTTTCTACCGTTTTTATATTCAATAATATATGCTTCATCGGGGCATCTAAACAAATCAATATTGTATTTATTTTTCATATAAATTTTAAGTCCATTTTGCAATACGAATACGATTATTTTATCTTCAAATGTTTTTGATAAATAATAGTCATATGCTTTTTTGGGATTTTTTGTAAAACTATTTTTGGTGTATCCCAATTCTAATAATCTTTGCTGATTATTAGTTTTTTCTTCAAACTTTTTCCCATAATAATTAGTATTCGCACCACCAGCACCAGTCCCTTTATTAATAATTAATTGGGTATTTTCTTCTGTTGTGTTCAGAACACTCATCCTTTATATAATGTAATACTTAAATAAATAATGGTATATTTGTTTATCAATTTTTATTTAAAAAATAATTCAACAATATATGCCTACACATTAAAGTAATGATTATAAATTAATAGCATTTCAATATTATTTAGTTTAAGATAAAATTAAAAGGTGTTAAATGGTGTAAAAATTGATGTTCTTATATTACACATATATAATATTCAATATGTCATTTAATTATGAATATGAAAAATATCTATGTGAAAAAGAAAAAATTAAAGAAACTGTTGAAAAATATGGCGTAGCAATAGTTAAGTTATTAGATATAGTTGAATGTGAAGAAATGATTAAAAATAAATGGGAATTGCTAGAACATTTGACTAAAAATTTTGATATTCCAATAGATAGAAATAATAAAGAAACATATAAACAAATTTATGAATTATTTCCTAATCATAAAATGTTGCTACAGCATTGGAAAGTAGGACATTCAAAATTGGCGTGGGAAGTAAGACAAAATCCAAAAATTATTGACGCGTTTGCTAAAATATGGGGTACAGAAGATTTAATTACAAGTTTTGATGGTGTTAGTATATATATATTAGATAAACCAGTAAGAGAAGCAAAATCTTGGTTTCACGTAGATCAAAGTTATAAAAGAAATGAATTTGAATGTATTCAAGGTTGGGTTAATGCTTATGATACAAATGAAGGGGACGCAACATTAATTATAATGGAAAATAGCAATAAATATCATGGAGAATTTCAAAAAGAGTTTAATATTACAGATAGTAAGGATTGGTATAAATTACAAAATAAAGAACAATATGAATTTTATATTTCTAAAGGTTGTCGTGAAGTAGCAATTAAATGTCCTAGAGGATATGGAGTATTTTGGGATAGTAGAACACTACATTATGGAAATCCTGTACAAAAAACAGCAAGTAATGATTATAATTATAGATGTGTTGTATATATATGTATGACACCAAGATCATTCGCTAAAAAAAAAGATTTAGAAAAAAGAAAAAAAATATTTGAAAATTTAAGAATGACATCTCACTGGCCACATAAACCTAAAATGTTTTCAAAAATGCCAAGAACCTATGGTAAAAATATACTTAATATTGCGGATATTGAAAATGTGAATGAATACATTACATGTGATGGCATGAAACTTATTTAATTATTATTTAATATATACACATTATAAGATAAATATGTAGCATATATTAACCATAATATATATAATATATAACCTAAAAAAACATATACGGCATATTTCATATTAGATGGTCTATAAATATAAAATTGTAAAAATGTTAATATGGACAATATTAATGTTATTACAATAATTATAAAACTATTTAGTAAACCATTTTCACTAAAAAATACAGGAATATATAAAAAGTTAAATATTAAAGCAAGTGTTGGTAATATCCAATATATTAAATTTTTAAAATATATATTAATTCCACATTTAGAAATACCTATTGGTTTACAATGAAAATCGTATAATGTCAAACTATATACGCCACCAATAATAAGATATAATATAGGCCATACTATTCCAAATAAATAACTTGGTGGGTAAAATTTAGGTTTTATGAGATTTTTATATTTATCTTCTTTCCATTTTTTTCCATATATTCCACCTATAGTCATGCCAATAATTAATGGTAAAAAAATAATTAAATAATATATAATATTAACTATTATTTTAGTATTTTTATTACTTTTATAACAATAAAGATTACTTATACAATCTAATTTATTTACCATCTTCTAATATATATTAGAAGAATTATTGCATATTATTAAAATCTTTCCAATCTTTATTAATAGTACGTTTATTTTTATTTGAATATTGTCTATCCCTGTTTTTATTTTCAAAATTTTTATTTTTTTTAATAATACCAACATCTGTAGTATCAGATTTATTCTTAAACTCTCTTGGAATTTTGATAACATCACCAATATCGTCATGTTTTCCAACAAAGTTATTAAACATACGAGAGTTGATTTTGTAGCTTGAAGTCATTTAGTTAATAAATAAAATAAATGAGACCTATCAATTTTTATTTTTCTTTATAAATTTAATTAAATATTTTTATTATTGTTAGTCGTCATAATATCTCTTAAAAAAATTTAAAATAAAAAATATATATATCACATATTAATATAATAATATATTTACATATATATCATTTGTTGCCGATGAGCTTTAATAATATTATAAGTCAAATCATTAACACATTCGGCATTTAACTTATATATAAGTTTCTTAATAATATTATTTAATATATTTTTTTGTTCTTTTATATCATAGCTATATATGTATATAGCTATGTTTTCACAGTCTTTTTCATAGTCTCCTATAAAACTAATAGCATATTTTTCATACCAATTTTTAAGAAGTACATTATGAATATTAAATAATTCAATAATATTAAGATATTTTAACCAATCGATTACTTTTTTAACTTTTCCATAATGTTGAATTTCATTTAAAAGTGATACAGGTGGGACGCAAATATATTTCATACATTCATTTAAAATGTCGTCAGGTAAGCTATCAATAAGCTTATTTATTTGCTTTTTACTAAGATTATGCATCAAAGTATAATATATCTAAATATATCCATATATTATCAATTTTTAAGCATATTGAGACATTTGAGTTCATAATTATATTTATAAAATTATGTACTATTTTATTGATTTGTTAAATATTTTGTCCTAATTTTATAAAAAATTGATAATAGTTAATATTTTAAATCATATTAAAAAAAGAAACAAGGTATAACATATTGCTATGTGGGTAAAAAAAGTAAGTTAAAAAAAATTTATAGAGTAGCTTTACATAGTAAGTAAAAAGGAAAAATAATTTATATTATTAAGAAGACAATCTGTCAAGAAACCGCAAGGTAGAATCGCTGATAATATAAATTACCTTAGTAACGGGTTATAATTAGTTTTTTTTACTTGTAATATTCCCTCCTCTTAATCTTAATACTAAATGAAGTGTTGATTCTTTTTGAATATTATAATCTGCTAATGTTCTGCCATCTTCCAATTGTTTACCGGCAAAAATTAATCTTTGTTGATCAGGGGGTATTCCTTCCTTGTCTTGTATTTTACTTTTAATCATATCAATTGTATCAGATGATTCAACTTCGAGAGTTATAGTTTTACCTGTCAATGTTTTTACGAAAATCTGCATAATACTTTTAATTTATAATAATGATTATTTTTTATATCTAATTTATTGTAATAATTTTTTTTTAGTTATTTCACTAGGGTCCCAAGATATATATATCATATTATTATTCGGTTCTGGTAATAATTGTACAAATAATCCGTTTTTTCTTAAAGAATCTACTACATAAGGTATACAATCACTTATTTTATATAATGGTTTTCCATACATATAATAAGGTATTTCATAAAAAATATTCATACCACCAATAGAAGCCGTATTTTTTATTTTACTATGACATGTTTCTATTATTTTATCAAAAGTTTGATATTTAACTTGATTTTTTTTATCTTTTAAAGTATATAATTCAGCTATAGATAATCTTGGGGGCATTTTAATTTATATATATAATTTTAATTTATATATATAATTTTAATTTATATAAGTTGTTTTATTTCGCTATTTTCTAAATCATCCTGTGTTAGCATAACATTTTTATCATCGACTGGGATATCTTTTTTAACAGCTTTATTTTTATTTAAACCTTTGTTATAAATACTTTGAATTATATCAGAATTTATAGCATAATTAAAATATTTAATATCACCAATTTTCAATATATGTTCTTCATCTATTTTTGACGTATCAAAAAATTGTGTTTTAACATCCGAATTTGATATTATTGAAAATAATTTTGGATTTATATAAAGTGGAGATTTGTTGTCTTTATGTGTTGCTGCATATACATCATAAATACTTTTATCTTCACTTAAATTATATGCTTTAGTACCAGTATATTTAGTTTCTACTTTATTATCAAATACCAACATGCCATTTAAATAAATTTTACATAAAGAGCGATTATTTGATAATATATTATTAGTGTCGGCTACTTCCTTCATGACTATTGAAACCATAAACCATTTTTTATCTATATTTATATCCCATATACCTAATAAATTTTTATTTTTATCTTTAAATAATGATTTATATTCAAGATCCTTACATGTTTTATATATAGAATCATTTTGGTAAGAATCGGGCGATAAAATATTATTATAATCAATAGCTATAGCACTATTGACACCATCTGTATTTAATCTTATTAATGGATTTTTAGTTAATATTGTTGGTAAAATAGTTTCGTGACCATAATAAGAAGAGCAATTATAATTATAATCAGTATTATAATAGTATAATTTTTCACCTTTAAATATCAATGCGACGTCTCTACCATTATTATCAGTATCCATAAGTTTTTTCAATTTATCATTATCTATGTATATCCAAAAATTATATGAATATTCAGCACCTCCTTGTTGATTTATAGAAGGACGGATATCAGCATAATTATTATGTGATTTATTATTTGTATTATATTTCCATTCATTTGAGTTTCCAAAATCATAAATACCTTCTATAATATCTATCTCTTTACGTATGTTATTTTCACCACTAAACATTTTTTGTAACTCCATTACATATATGTTATATGCTACATATCCCATTAATAATAATACAATTAATGATATAATTATTTGTTGTACGGCACTATCCTCCATTATTAATTTTACTTATCTATTTAAAATATGGAAATAAAAATAAATTATATTAATTTTAATTATTTGAAGAATTAGCATTCAATTTATATATAGGGTTTCTAATTCCGTAAGCTCCTATTCCAAGAGATGCTAGAATACCGTTTATAGGACCGCTACGATATTCTTTATAAATATCATTTTTATTTAATTCATAATTAAATATTGTAAATTTACTTAATAAACCAGAGAAACCTATTAAACCACTTTCAGAAGAATTATCTTCACCAACAAATAAGGAACCTTCGCAATCAAAATTTAATTTAGATAGTTCTAATGGAGCAAATATTCCGCCAGTTTTGAAAGTATGATTTTTATTGAAAGAACCATCAACATATGATGTTATTGAACCACCTGCTAAATCACTAACGACAAAAGCAACATGTACCCATCTTTGTATAGGTATATAATCTATAGTGAATCCTGAAGCAACATTATTATAGCTATAAAATTCTGGTTCTACATTACTAATATTGACTGTTGATATAGCATTTTCATCTTCATCATTCATGAAAGGAAATCTAATATGTAAACTGTTTTTATTTTTATCTAAAATAATTAGTGGCGAACATTTTTTAATATTACTTTTATTTTTATTATTGCTTATGCGTGCTACATGTCTATATTTGCCACCACCGGTATTAATATCAAATATATATATCCAAAAACAATAGGTGCGTTTTATACCATTACCACTTTCTAACTTTTGATTAAATTTAAGTTCCTGTAATGTATTACATATTAATGGAACATCAGAACCAGGTATTAATAATTTTTGTTGATACAAAACTGAATCAGCAATAATAAAATATATAATATAACCTACAATAGATGCGACAACTAATAATGCTATCATTAAAAATAATACAGATGTATTATCTATAAGCGTTTCCATTATAGCATTCTTGGTATTTTGTACGGATGTATTACTTATATTATTCGATATAGATGATGCTGTGTTACTTAATAAACTACTTGTATTATTAACAATTTTATTATTTTTAATAATATCTGTTGTATTTTCAACGGCGTTTTTAATATTATCTCCTATAGTATCTAATATTCCATTATTTTGTGGCACATCTCCCATATTTTTATTTAATTATTCTAATTAAAGGAAATAAATTTTCTATTGCATAAATTAATATGATAATTTGAAATTTGATAATATGGAAAATTACTTTTATTATATATTAATTTAATGTTTTTTTTTTGCAATGATAAATAACTTAATATTTTTGTAAAATTTCCCATATTGTTTATTATATTTTTTTTATATTTTAAAAAAGATAATAAATATATATAAGAAGTGAAAATACTTATCGCTATATCTATGTTATTTTTATACATATAATAATCATATATACATATTATATCCATAAAGTTTTTATAAAATTCGTTTATTTTTTTGCTAACACAATTTCTATTCTCCAAATCTTTAATTAAATTTTCGTGAAATTTAAGAGGTATCATCCATGTATCTTTAATAATTAATTTTTCTATTTTTTCTCTATTAAAATCTTTAGGATTATTATAATATAATATATTCATATCTGTATAATCATCAATTATATCATAGTATATATTATCATTGTATTTATCAATATCATTAAATATTTTTTCTAAATTACCATTAGAAGATTTATATAGTGTATCAATATTTTTAATATTTTTTTTATTTAAAATTACTTCAATATCTTCATAGTTAGGTTTAGTTAAATAATATATTTTACAACTTTTTTTAATTTCTCCCATTTTTTTTATTATATCGTTGTTTGTTATACAAATAATAGGAATATTCTTTATTTTTCCTTCGTTTAATAATTTTAGTAAACATGTATTAATAGTTTTATCAGCTATAAATATACTATCAAAATTATCAATTATTATAACCTTATTTCTTATATTATTAGTTAATATTTGAACGAGCGATGAACTTGTTTTTTTAGAAATGATATCTTTTAATTGTGCCGAACTATAGCAATTATTATTATCTATTATTGTTATTTCATAATTTAAATGGTTACATATTGTATTTATACTATATGTTTTACCGATACAACTATCCCCTGAAATTATTATGCAACTATTATTTGATATATTTTTTTTATAATCAAAATTTATTAGCCAAGACATTATTTCTCTATATGATGTATGATTGCCACATAAACATTTTATAAATTCTTCCATAATAAATTATAATAATAAATTATATATATATCATTTCTATAATTAAAATGATTAAATATAATATTAAAGCAAATAATGGTAATACTAAGATGACCGGTAAAAAGGTGGTTTCGTCATCTATTTTATATCCAAATTGTTTCATATTACCATCTTTATTAAACATCACATAAGGTTGTGATAAAAATATAATTATAACAATAATTAAATATACAAATAGTGATACTATTCTTCTTGATATCATTCTTTATCTATTATTTTAATAAGGAAAGAAAAAAATGAAAATAATTATTATATTATTATTCATATTATTTATATTAACATTATACTATATTATAAATAATTATAGAGATATTATATGTAAAAATATTGAAAAATTTAGTATGAATGAAGTTTATGTTACTGATAATCAAATGAATATTTTTGGATCAATATTAATAGAAACGGATAAATTAGCAGATTTAATAGATGATGTAAAAAAAACAAATAAAATCGATGGTGATATCATAGGTGTTGAGAATAAAAATATTACTCTTGTTATAGATCCATATATCAATAATTATATATTAAAAAATAATAATGAAGTTGAAAAATATGATGATGGTATATTTGTTTGCATTAGCACAATAAGACTTGGAATAGAAAAATGTTTATGGGAATTGAAAAACAAAACTGTAGCATACGTATCTATGACAGATTATTTATTTATTCAAGCATTTATCAAAGGATATAGACAAGATGTTGATAAAATAAGATTAATTAAAATTAATCCAATTGATTTAAAAACAAAAGATAAACTTTTCGATTATTTATTCACATATGTTGTATTAGATAGTAATTATATGAATTTTATAAAGGAACAAAAGTATTTTATAAATGGCTTAGATGACGTTGATATTAATAGGATTAAAGCGTTTTACCCTTTTATAGAAGAATATTATGGCAATATAAGACAGTTATTTAATAAAGATGAAAATGATAAAAAATATGATGTATATTTGAGCAATAAATATAGTTTAATTCCTAAGATGAAAATGGATATTGTTAGAAATGTTGAAAATTTTATTACTCGTCTAGAAATGCCATCCGATTATTTAGAAAATGTAGATAGAAATTACGATAATTCTAAAGATAATAATTCAAGTAAAGTTAAATATGGATGCTATGGAAATGAGAAAATTAATAATAAATTTGCTTGTGATTCTTTATATAATTATGATGGTACGCAAAAAAATTATTTTAGTAAATGGGACAAAAAATGTTCTACAAATGATGATTGTCCTTATTATAAATCCAATAAAAACTATCCAAATGAAAGAGGTGGTTGCAAGAATGGATACTGTGAATTTCCTGTAGGAATACAAAGAATTGGATTCACAAAATACGTTGACCATAATGTTAATAGTCCTTTATGTTATGATTGTATTGATACAACAGATTATAATTGTTGTTCTACTATTAAAAAACCAAATGATAACAAAGATTATGTATTTGAAAATGATTTTAAAGATAGAAAAAAATATAATTTAAACACAATAATTTCCTTATTAGATTATAGAGACTCATAAATATGAATAATAAATACGTTACATATTCATTTAATTTTATATCTATATTTTTAGTCATTATTATATATATATTTATAATGTATAATTATATTATTGATAAAAATGATAAAGCTGATGTTGTTGAAAATTTTAATATGAATGAAAATAAAACAAGGTATGAAAATATTTTTAAATATAAACCTTCAAATGCAAGAATTATGTATAATAACACAGGAGATTTACCTTGGAACAGACATTTAATTAATTCTAGTATTCCATATGATATTAATATTAAAAATGAAGCGCAAAACGTATATTATTATGAATATGATAATAATACGTATAATAATAAATTAAAATTATTATTTAAAAATAATTGTAACGATATTATAATAGCTGTTGAAGGTAATAAATGGGGTGATTGGATAAATCCAAAAATAATAAACGATAATGAAACAGAAAAAATAATATTAGATTATTATAATAATATTATAAAGTTTATTACAAATAAAATAAATGATGGTACTATGAATTTGCCCGGATACGATGAACAAATAAAAATACAAATAGTTCATGATATTTTATTGAGATATAGAATTAATCAAGATAAAACTGATTATTATATGTTTGATATTGATTTAATATTATATCGTCCTGGTAAATTTCAAGGAAAACATGTTAAAATTATAGCAATTTCTAATAATTATACTATAAATATTATATTTTCTAAAATTATAGGTGTTATATCTGAAGATAATATTGTATTACATCCATTTAAAGGATATGATATAATGAACAAAAATAATTTTAATCAATATGTACCAATGAAATATGGAAGTGTTGAAACAGATTTTCAAAATAGCAGTGATAATACATTTGAAATTAGCGATGATTATGCAAATAAAGAGATTGAAAATATTTTATATAAAAAATTATTAAGAGAAAATATACCAGAGGATGTAGATATAAGTAATAATAACTATATACCATTGCCTGGAGAAATTATCAAGAGAGACAGGTGCAGGTTTTAGTAAAATTTATAATATTATTATAAAAATCTTTATCATTTCTTATGTATATAGGTATATATTGATATGGTAGTAAGGTAATATAATTTAATTTATTCTTTTTTTTCATAATATTTAAAATATGTTATTATATATTTATATAAAGAACATAATTCTTAAGATATTTTAAATATTAAATATTCTATGAAAATTTTTTTGATAAATTTATTCTATGCTATTTTTACTAAATTTATAGATACAACCAAATTCATCATAATTATTGGAACATTCTTTGAATTTATCTACTATATATTTTTCTATTTGAAATGGCTTTATATGTAAGTTTTTCGGAACCCATTTTAATGATGACATATTAGAATTATGTGGATACCCTTGTTTATTCTCTTTTATTTCATGATGAGTTAGAAAAACGAAACAGTCGGAGTTTTTAATTATATTGATAATCTTAATATTATCATCCATAGATAAATGCATCATTGTATGACGAAATATAAATAAATCACAACTGGGTATTTCTTTAAAATCTAATATATTTTTTTGATGACTCATATTCTTCATTATGAATAAGTATAATTTATTTTTTAATTGGATCTATTCTTTTAATATTTTTAATATCAGTCCATTTTATTTCTTTTATATTGTTTTGGTGTTTTTGTGAAAATATACTCCAATAAATCTGACATTCAGGTTGTTCATCTTCCATACATTTTTCATAAACATTATCAAGTAATTCTTTAATATTTTCTCTATTAATAAATATTAGCAATCCTGTATTACATACTCTAACATTTTCACTATATTCATTTGTTGATAAAATATTTTTAATAAATTTTTTTGTTTTATCCATATTTTTAACATATCTTGATTGACCCATAGCCGCAGAAACTTCATGATATACGGATGTTTTAATTGAAGGTGTTTGTCTAATTATCAACGATTTATCAAGATTATTATTAATTAATGTTTTTATTTCTTCAATTGTAGCATTAGACACATTTTCTTTATGATCAAAATATATAATTGTTTTTGCATTTTGAAATTGTGGGTAATCATCTAAAAATTTTAAAAATTTTATATATTTGGATTGCAGTGATGATATTATAATGTTGTCACTTAATACATTATTTACAAAAACATAATTCCACCCTTTATTTATAATTTCATTTTTTAACTCACTATTATTAGTGAAAAAATAACTGTTTTTAGTATCTGGTGACTGATGAACATATTTAAATTCTTTTCCAAATATACAACTTATAATTAATAGATTATCCATCTAATTATTACATTATATAAATATAAAAAATATGTACTCTTTTTAATAGTAAATGGAATCACCTAATAGTTTATTAAATAAGGTTATGACGCTTCAAGCAAGTATTAAGCGAAAAATACAACAAAAAAAAACTTCAAGAAATACAGATAATTCAGCATTATTTTTAAAAACACATTTAATTGAAAATAAAACAAAGAGGATACAAAGCTTTTTAAAAAGTAAATTATTAATTGATAAATACAAATTAATAAATAGAATAGATTACTATAATTATATTTCAAATAAAATAAAAAATATCACAGATAATGAATGTTTAGAAGAAAATAGAGATTCAGGTGGTGGATATAACGTTAGAAAAATAATTAATTTAGAAAGACCTATTGGTTCGGTGGGGTATAACGGCAGTATTTATATAACCTCTATAAAAAATACATTAGGAACATTTCCAATAGCAACCAAACTCATGGAGGATAATGAAAATAATAGAAACGAGGTTTCTTTAATGAATCATATTACCAAAAATATAATACTAAATAGATATTCTAAACATTTCTTAATTATGTATAAAAGTTGTACTTGTAATATAGATACTTTTCCAAAAGAAAGAAAATTATTTGCTATTAATGAAATAGCAAATGGTGATTTAAATGTTTTGATAGACGATCCTAAAATAATTAAAAACAAACGATTAGTTTTTAATTTATTATACCAATGTTTTATATCGGTTGCCACATTTCATAATTGTCTTAATAAAGTTCATCAAGATATACATGCAGGTAATTTTTTATGGCAGAAAAATAATGAAAAAGGCTATTATCATTATAAAGTAGATGAAGAAGATTATTATCTGGAATCTTGCGAATATAATATAATGTTATATGATTTAAGTTTTGCCAAAGATATTAGGTCAAAAAAAAG